GTTCCATTACATTTCCTCTCCAATGTTTCCTTCTTCAACCTTTGCCTGTCTACCTTCCAGACTCCTCATGCTTTTCTTTTTATTTTGGAAGTACAGCGCCTTTTCTGCAAGCGTTACCCCCTGTATCTCCGGCGACTTCGCAGCCCTGGTGATTGAATTATAGACTTCTTTGCGATCGGGTTCACATATGATAAAGAGTTCATGCCTCGCGCGAGTGACTGCTGTGTATAGAAGCTCTCTTGAGAGCATTGTGTTGTGTGAATAATGAAGAAGGATGAAAACTCTTTTCCATTCTGAACCTTGGGACTTATGAACTGTGAGAACATAGGAAAAGAGCATCTGGTTGATTGCCCCAGCACTAGACAGTGATTCCACTGTTCCACTATCCACAAACTCAACAGTGATGGTATGGCTGGCCGCATTTTTCTGCTCCTCTCCATCTCCAACGTTCATAGACTCTAAGACTTCCATTGCTGCAGCGAGTTTGATTTGTCGATCAACACTGTTATGGTCCTCTTGATGAGTAGAATCGCGACCCCACCTATCCAGAGTTTTCGAAGCTGGTTCAGGTATTGGGCCAGTATATCCTGGTGTTGGCTCAATTCGTAGAATGATGGCTTCGCGTCGATCCACCAACACTCTATCTCCCACTGCCCAGTAAGATCGGTTCCCACGGGCAATGACTTCAAAAACTTCTGCTCCTCTCTTTTTTCCAAGCGCGTCTGCAATTGCCTTATTGAGTTCAATTGTTCCAAACGACTTATTGAAAGGGCAGAGAATAACGTTTTCAGTAAAGTCGTATCCGTCTTTTGTAACGAGGGGAATGAGGAAGTTGTGGAGTAGAACTTTGCAGGCTGGACCAGATTCGATTTTCTTTTTCCATGGTCGGATTGTGACCTTTCCATGTTCTCCTCGGTCATCAGTTGTTGTCTCATCTGAGAGGTGAAGTATTCCCCTTCCTTCACGAATTTTATGGGCTAGCGTGATAATTGGGGACTCAAGAGCTTGTCGGTAGACATGAGTTAGTTCCACTGTTGGAAGTTCAAGAAGCTTGAAACCGAGAATGCTTGGCCCGAAAATTGGTGGAAGCTGATTCAAGTCTCCAAGGAAAATGAACTGTGTTGCATCTGGATTGGGCAGTGCCCGCATCAGATTGTCGTGAATGTCTCCTCTCATGGCAGAAACCATAGAAGACTCTTCAACGATCACACAAGAAATATGCGGCAGCGGATTTTCAATGTCGAAACTTGGTTCGAACCGCATTGTCTTCTTACCGAATGGGTTTCCTGGTTCATCAAGATACTGAACCGGAGCATATTCCAACAGTTTATGATAGGTGATGCAGTGCTTTTGGAGTTCTGGGCTCAGGAACTTTTTAATGTTGTTTACTGCCTTATTAGTGAAAGAGACAATGACGATACCCGGTGCACCTTGAGAGAGGTATTTAGTGCTCTTCGAAATTGGGGTGATGTGGGGGAGTCTAGAAAGCTGGCCAATAATTTCTCTAGTTGTTGTGGTTTTCCCTGTACCAGCAGCTCCAATGAGATTGAAACTTTTACCGCGCATTGCAAGTTCGACAGCTTCTGTTTGCTTCTCATTCAGATCAACTCCAATGGTGGCAGCGAAATGATTTGCCGCCGATGTAAGCACCGACTGAACAGTGGAATCCTGCTTTTTGAGGTGGAGAATATTCTGTGCAGAGACTTCTTTGAGAATTGAGGATTGTTGAGAAGTTTCAACAGCTTGCTTCTCTGCGTGTTTGCGCTTTGCTTCTGCAATGAGCGCTGCGAGTTTAGGAGTCATGCTCATGAAGTGAAATACAAAGAAGATAAAAATATTCGCGATACAATTCCATACCAGCGAAAGCGTCTTTTGTCAGATGGTAGGTTTGCTTTACTAAATCAATGCACTCTAAGCAAGCAAAACCCTTTTCGATGGTTGGATCTTGAAGGCACCAATCAAATACTGCACCTATAGTGTGCACTTCTTTTGGAATGCTGTATTTTTCTCGAAGCGTTTCGAGCATCATGATTACTGCCCCTTCAGTTGTTTGAACCTTCTTGCAAGGATATTCCATTGCGCTTCTGCCTTGAGGAACAATCCCATCGTTGCGAAACTTTCCCTCTTTGGGCGTTCAGGAAGAGCGTCAAGAGCTTCAACCTTTTTGTCATACTCTCCAATGAACAATGCCTCTTGAGGAGTTTGTTCGGATTCCTGAAATTCTTTCTGCGTGGCGTTGATGAGAGTAAAACTTGAACGATAGTCTTTGATCAGCCCAAGAATTCCATTGAGACGCTTGCGAATGAAGAACATGATTTCATTTCCACAATCGCAATGCTCCACCAGGGCAACAGAAAGATCATCCACATCATCTTCTGTCCAGTAGAAGGCTTCAAGATCTCCATTCAGGAAGAGATTCTTAAAGGTTTCAACTCTTCCAGGAGAATAATGAAGTTCAAGCTGCAATGCAATCCAGCTCCAGATTTTGCGAATGTCTACTTTTTTGTAGACTGCTTCATCGGTGAGTTCCTTTATTGCAATCTCTTGTGCTTTGCGTTTTGCGTCGAGTTCGATTGCGCGCTTGTTTTTTGTCCACTGGTGGCGAATGTTAAATGCTGCGTCAAGCCAGACTGAAAAGTTCTCCCACTGGAGATTTCCATTGAGCTTGCTGACAGAATAAGTAGGGAACTCGAAGCGCTGGGAGGAAAGAAAAAAGAACCACTTTGCCAATCCCAAAAGTCTGCCCGCTGATCCAGCGGCGATTGCGATACTTGGGAGAGTAGGGAGTTGCTGTTTGAGGCAACCAAGATTGACCATTGTTGCAGAGACCAAAAGTTGAAGTCTCTGCTGTTCTCTCCAGGTCAATGCCCATCCTTTTTCCTGCGCAGAATGGAGAGACTCTTCAAGTTTCTTCAGGAGGACAAGATGAGAGAGACGATAAAAAGGGTGGAAGTATGTGGATTCTGCATGCGCTTCAAAATAAGCGAGGTGGCCTTCGAAGATGCAGATGTCCAGTCGCCCGAGAATCACACCAGAATTTTGGCAGTAGATATTTTTACTGACGCTGGTATTGGGATGACCTTTTGGATCTGCAGGATCATCAACAGGATGAAGAAGAGAAGGATTGATCAGTGGTGTCTTTGATGTACTAGGAGTTGCAGGGCTTTTGACCGGTGCTGTAGCGGATTCCATAGTGGAGACTCCAAGAGAATTGAATGTACAATGCTGTTTACTGTTATTTTCCGCAGCGCTGTTTGAGTTCAGTGATTGCTGATTCCTTATTGAATTTTTTCAGTGGTTCAAGAGAAAGAAACACGTATCCCTTATTGAGCATCTGGCGCTTACAATCTCCCAAAGATGCAGCATTTTGCAGTTCCCAATCTTGCAGTCCATGTGCGAGGCAAAACCACTGTGAAAGTTTCAGGTCCCGCAGCGAGATTGGACGTTGCAGGTAAATTTCTGTGATTTCAAATGTGTCGTGCTGTTGGCCTTGAGTGAAGGGGATTTTTGATTGGAATGGCTGTACTGGCTGCTCAGGATCACCAACAGTTTTCCAAGGCTGTACAGGATCAAATAGTTGAGGCATGAGCTACTCTCCAGATAGTGCGTTAAAGGTGAAAGAGAAGTCAATCATACTGTTTCGTCTAGGATTGCGTTGATTGTTTCATCGTCTACCTCAGCTAGAAGATCGAGATAGTCTCTCCATTGACGATCCCACTCAGGTCCGTACTCAATATATACTTCAGGATCAGTACGAAGATGAAATTTTGGGCGGCTTAAAATTTCTTTCGTTACCTGCAATGCGTAATCATTAACCTCATCAACATTTGAGGTGTCAATTTGATTAGTGAACCGATTTGGCATGAGATACTCTCCTAATTACATTGCGTAAATGATTAAACAATTAATCACAACTCATCCAACGAACAAATGTGCAGGTCCATTCTCCTGTTTTTTCTTGTCGCACATTTCTGATTGTGGTGCCATAACCATCAGGAGGAAAGAGTGCTTTTTGATATTTCATTTCCTCTTCTAAAGCATGCATTGTTCGTGCAGACCAGAGTTGACGGATCGTTGATTGTGTCGATCCATTGTCGAATTTTTTGACCTGTTGGCGGAGCCAAACATTGTAGTCATCGAGAGCAATACGAACAGAAGACATTGTTTTCTCCAGCTGTTAGAACAAATAACTCTTCACAATGATTCCCCAGAAACCCACAATTTGCTCAGGAAACAGAGTGAACAAGAGAATCAGAAGAAATGAAACCACCCAGTATGCACTCTCTAGAAGTTTCTGATTTCGTGCACGAGTGTCCATGAAGAGTTGAAACTCTCGTGAGTTGAGGTTTGTGGGGTTGCGAAGTTTAGTTTTGTTCAACATAAAGAATCCCCAAAATCATTTCAAGCCTAAGCGCTTCAACAGTGTCGTCATCCACTTCTGCCAAGAAACAAGTCCATAAAGCCCAAAAACTATCCCAGTCATGACTGGGGATAGCAATTTCCGTCGCCATGTAATCCCTTACATGATCGGATGAAATATTTAATCCTTTAGCTATAGCGGATAGTAAGGTAAATGCTTCTTCATTGTACAGCGCTTCAGTATACTTGTTCGGCATGATTATTCCTTCACGCAGTTGAGTTGAGGATGATGCACTTGAAAGAAATGCATCCCCTAAAGCTTGTTGCCCTAGGGGATGAACTTGATAATATTGAAAGTAGAAATGTCAGAATTCCGAACTGTTGGGTCTTTGCTTTTTCGGCGGCAGATGTACGCGATGAGCAGTGATTCGTGGAGATTCCATAATCTCAAACAACCTCATCCAAATCGGGTCTTGAATTGCTTTCAGCCATCGTTGAATGACCTCTTTGGGATCTGGATGATACCAAGTAGTCACTGCCCCGGTGTTATCGCTGCTGATTTTGAACCACCGTGGATGAAATTTAACGTGTGGAGCTTCGAATCTTTGAGCCGGTGTTTGCAGTGGCATGATTGTTTCTCCAACAGTTTGTGGGATGAAAAGATCGTGAAAGGATCGTGGAGAGCTTATAAGTTTAAGAGGGGTTACTCTCCAATTTATATCTCGGAAATTATGCTCTTTTCTTCAGCGCCCTTTCAGAACCAACTGGATTCCGTAATCAATCACATCCTCAAGATCAAATTTGATTTTTGTGCCGCTGGTGTTGCTTCCTTGTGGGTTTTGATTTTGTGGCTGATCGTGCGGGTTTCCTTTCTTGGCGCGCTGTTCCTCTTGCTGTTGTTGTTTTTGAACTGCTTCAGGAGGAGTTGTTGAGCATCCTGAAATGATTGTTGCCGCAATGAATGAGGATGCAAGGATCGTTGAAACAAGGTATACCTTGGATGCTTGACTTTGATCCTGAATCTGTGTGATTTCATCTGGTGTCCATGCACCCGTGCAGGATTCACACTTTCCAGAAGTTCTTCCACAGGTTGAGCAGACTGTCGGCATTGTTAAATCTCCAGCATTGAAAAGAGTTAAAAGGATTGAAGGATTGACGTGAGTGCCCACTAACAATCGCACGGGTTGCCTGGTGGCATTTCAATGCTCTCATTTTGTGGGCAGGCTGTCAAGTGGAGAATGAATGTTGAGTATTTAAAGTTCTCCTCCCATTAGATACATTTCCCATTCATCATCTCCGCAAATCCAGTATTGCGGCCATGTCCAGTTTTGCATTTGATGCCACCATAAATAATAGGCATTGCTTACTTCGTGCAACAGTGGGCGCTTGAGACTTTCATACATGATGAGTTCCTTTCGTCGCTTGGATCTTGAGCGTAAAACGTTAAGAGGTTTGTATCCTCGTCGCTTCGCTCCTCTTGGCTGTTGGTGTTGTTGAGAGAATAGAAAACAACAATCCCTGAGGGGCTGTAGCATGTAGCATGTAGCATTTCACCTCCCCTGGTCCCTCATGCCCCCTTGGGGTCTTGTTATTGTTGTGGTTATTATTGTTGTGTTGGGTGATATTGGATTGCTTTTTTAGAGGGGGTTCTTTAAAATTCTCTGTTACAATCAGTTACACAAATAAAAGAACTCCCACGAGAGGGAAAAGGAATAAGAGAGAAAGAATAGAAGGAATAGTTGGGGAGGGAGGGGTACCCCAAATGCTACAGGCTACACGCTACAACCCCAAAAATAAATCATTTTACAATTCTTCAATCGCAGAAGAAAACTCCCATGAAGATTCATCAAACAATCCGTGAATCAATGTAACCAAATGTTACAGAGTTCCAGAATTAAATCTTCTGGTTCATGGGAGCTTGAATTCTGAAACCTTTATTTCTTTGTGTTTTTCGTGAGAATTTCAGAGTGAATCAAGATCGAAGGTTTCAGTATTGTTGCTCTTGATGCTGGTCAGCCGCTTGACAACAAAACTCCCAAACTCTGTTTCCAGATCAGAATCTTCAATCTTGGAAATGATCTTGTCACATTCTTCTGCGGAAATCTTCGTTGCCTTTCCTGTAAGTTTGAGAATGGATTCCTTGAAATAGTTTGCAGCCTGTTGGTAGGTCTTATTGTTTTGGAATTCGATTCTGCTCGTGATTCTCTTCCAGGTTGCAGAGCCAGTGAATGCCAGTTCCAGTTCTTCTTTACTCATCCAGGAATTGCCAGAAGAGATAAAGGTTTCACAGAGATTGGGGCGATCGAACATGTTTGCGAGGATTTCGAAATTGTTCGGCTCTTCGTTGCAATGCTTCTTGAGGATGCCTTCAGCAGTGGAGAGCAGTGCAGATTCAACCAGCGTCCTGAAACTCTCAACCACATCAGGCGCCTTGAGACATTCCATGGGGAGAATGACTGCACGTTCCATGGATTTCTGATTCTTGGTTTCCTTCCACTTGGCAGAAATGACAACTTCACCGACTGCCTTGACAGTCATTGCCGAGGCGATAGAAGTGTGGACACGGAAAGACTTAGTCATGATGGAAACTCCTAGATTGATAGTGGAGTGCGATGCGACAGTGCATCCCAATGGAGTCGAATAACTTCTCAACTCCATGGCGGATGAATTGTCAGAAGACCAGACGTTCAGGTGATCAGATGGCCTTCTCTGTCCCATAGGCGGGTTGGATAATAGACTCTGAGTACATAGTACACATCATTGAGTGTTTCAAGTGAGGGAGAAGTAAGGGATTGAAGTTCGTTATAAGCGTTGATCCAAGTAACACGGAACATGATGATTTCCTTTCAGTGCTTTCAGTTTGTCAGACTTTCCATTCGACCCATTGTTCCCTGGCACTGCTCCACCAGTAGAAACTCTCTTCAATGATGCAGTAGCTGATGTTTCTGATCAGACATTCTGCAACCTGCGATTCAAACTTGAACATCACTCTCTCCTTTCCTTCGTTTCAACTCTTGTGTCGATGGCTCTATTTTCGTCACTCCAATCCTGTTGTCAAGTCTTTCTCTCCATTTCTTTTGTAACACTTCATTGAGTCTTTCAATCTTTTCTCCTACTCAATGCATTTCATCTATCCTTCAGCTATCCTCTTCCGATTTCATCAGTGCATTCATTATCTACTAGTAAGCACTCACTTCCTTCCCCAACATTGAATGATAACTACTCTCATTCTCATCGTCATTTAAAGGAGGGGGAGGGACCTTTTTGAAGGCAGTGATGTCGTTATACCTACTGACGTTTTCCCCAATTTTCTAAACTTTTTCAATCGTCCTCCATCCACAAAACGATTTAATCACCTCACAATTCGCAACCTGGAAATCTCAATGATGAAAGATAGAATCACTGCATTAACTGAGGCGGCCCCACCCACCAGGAGTTGTGAAATGTCTGCGAAAGATCTTGCCTTAGAAATGCTCTCTCAAGGATTGCCATCTTCTGTGGTGGCAGCAACTATTGGTGTGACTGAATCTTATGTCAGCCAATTGATGGGGGATGAAGATTTCGCCGCTGCAGTTCAGGCGAGGCGAGTTGAACAATCACAAGAAGACCAAAAATATGATGATAAACTTGCACGCACTGAAGAAATCTATCTTGACCGCATTGAGCAGAAAGCTGGGATGGCAAATCTGCAACAGTCAATGCAGGCGTTTAAGATTCTTAACGCAGCGAAGCGAAAGAAGGAACGGAGTCTGCAACCTGCAATGCAGAACATTGGAGCAGTAGTAAACATCACGCTTCCCGTAGTTATCGCTCCAAAATATCTCATGAATCAGCAATCTGAAATTGTGGAAGTAGAAGGCAAGACCATGGTGAGTGCCACGCCAAAAAGTCTTGACGCACTAGTGGCCGCGAAAAAGCCAGAACTTGCAGAGAAGCTGGAAGCAATTCAATCTGAACGAGCTCTTGTAGCCATTGAAAATATTCGCCCTGTCTCCAAGAAGCGGAGTCGTGCAGACATTCTTAGTGTAGACATGCTATGAGTGTTCAGGAATATGCAGTCAGTGCATCAGACACTGCAGAAGCTGCAAAAGTAGACTTTAACTTTCTCGGTGCACTGTGTTTAGCTGAGCAGTTTCTATTTCTGTTTCCGAACTTTTACATCGTTCTCTTCAAACTCCTAACAGAGTTCAAGTCCCGTTTTGAGTACTTTGCAATTGGCATTCCACGCGGTTTTGCAAAGACTACCTTTGTCAAGATCCTGTGTGTCTGGTACGTGCTCTTCAGCAGCCGCAAGTTCATCCTGATCATCTCTGCAAGTGAAAAGAAGGCAGTTGCCATTCTTGCAGACGTATGCGACATGCTGTCCAGCCCGAACATTAGAAGGATCTTTGGTCACTGGGATGCAAATATTGAAGAAGACAATCAAGTCACAAAGGTCTTTCACTTTCGTGGAAGGGAGATTATTCTTTGGGCTGCAGGTGCGGGTACCAGTGTTCGCGGTGTAAACAGAAAGAATTCTCGTCCTGACGTAATGGTGATGGATGACATTCAGGATCGTGAAGATGCAAAGAACAAAGAGCTTGCAGACTCACTTACTACCTGGATGCTTTCAACTCTGATGATGGCAAAGTCACCTTTTGGGTGCACTTTCATTTTCATCGGGAATATGTACCCGCAAAACTCTATCCTGGCCAAGCTCAAACAGAATAAACAGTGGACCAGTTTTATTGTTGGCGGTATCCTTGCAGATGGTACAAGTCTTTGGGAAGAACTTAAACCCATTGAAGATTTGCTGGAAGAATATGAGTCGGTTGCCAGCATGGGGCACCCAGAAGTGTTTATTTCTGAGGTACTGAATTCTACTGAAATTGCACTTGCATCTGGTATTGATCCCGCAAAAATTGCATTCCTCCCAGAATATCTTGCAGGGGAAGAACAAGGAGAAGGAAGTTTTATCCTCATTGACCCATCAAGTGGGAAGAAAAAAGGAGATGCCTGCACGATTGGTCATTTCGAAGTAAAAGACACAATGCCTATTTTTGACGAGCTTGCATCTGGGCAGTTTACACCAATCGACACGATTCGCACTGCTGTTGAGATGGGGTTTCGCAGGAATACTAGACTAATTGGAGTGGAAGATGTTGCATATCAATCAACTCTTCTATTCTGGTTTGAGAAGTATTGCAGCACCGCAGAATTGAATGGTGTAGGGGTCATCACAGGATTTCAATTCGTCCCCCTTCCCCCAAAAGGGCAAGCAAAGAATACCCGCATTAAAAATGGTTTCTTGAAGCTCTGTCCAAACAAGGAAGGAAGAGTTGAAATCTACCTGCATCCACGTGTCCGCTCCTTGATCGTTACGCAATATGTGGAGTGGAATCCCCTAAAGACAGACAATGTAGACGACATGATTGATCTGGTCGGATATGTGGACTATGTAATGCAGAATCACGACACTGAAATCATTCGTGACATTTTTGATACTTCTGATCGTGACAGAATAAGCGCAACCCAGTCTCAAGACATTGAAATGCCCTTCTAAACGAAAGACATTATGGCAACCATTGTTCGATCCCCATTTACCCAAACCTTCACAGCAAACCAGCGAAAATCATTCCTTCTCTATGCAAAGAAATTTGCAGAGAAGTGCCAAACAGACATTGGAAGTTTTAGAAGTCTGCTGGAATTTCGGGATCGCGCATATCAGATGCAACTTGATCAGTCCACTGACAAATACAATGAAATCAAAAAGTGGCTTGGCGGCACAGCTAAGCGACAAGTAAAGAATATTGATGTCCCAATTGTTATGCCGCAAGTAGAGTCTGCAGTGGCATATCAAACTGGAGTGTATCTTTCAAGTCATCCAATCTTTGGAGTCGTATCTACTCCGAAAAATGCGGATGCCGCGATGCAGTTTGAAACAGTAATCAGCAACCATTCCACTCGTTATGGTTGGAGTCGTGAGCTGATTAAAGTATTTCGCAATGGGTTCAAACACAATTTTGGGCCAGCATTCGTTCACTGGAAGCGTTATCAAATTCCAAAAGTCACCACCAGTACAGACACTTCAACTGCCGGACGTGCAGCAGTGTCATATAATACTGTCGGTGGAAACTGCATCGAGTCTATTGACGTTTATAATTGTTTCTTCGATTTTCGAGTTCTTCCAGCTAAGCACCACGAAGAAGGTGAAGCATTTGGTTGGAATAAGCTCTATACGCGTATTGGCCTGAAGCGCTTTCTTGCCACCCTTGATCCTGATCGCACGTATTCATTTCGGGAAGCATTTGAATCTGCATACCAAGGCGGTGCGGGCTCAGATGCAAACTCCCCATTTGGCATTTACGTACCCAAGATTAACCCCAGCCTAAATATCAATAACAATCCGGCAATTGGCACTAACTGGATGCAGTGGGTTGGCATGGACCCTAATAATCGGGAAGGTGCAAGAATTAATTACAAGGATGCCTACGTGGTGTCTTTTTTCGTTTGTCGTGCACTCCCTTCAGATTTTGGGATTCCTGGAAACGGTGGAACTCCCACAATCTACTTTGGCATCATTGTAAACTGGCAGGTGGTGGTGTATGTTGAAGAACTCATTTCGACGCATGACTATCTTCCTGTCTTCATTATGCAGCCGAATGAAGATGATTTGGGATACCAGACCCAAAGTATGTTGGATACTGCCTTGCCCTTCCAAGACATGTCAAGTGCACTCTGGAATATTAGTCTGGAGTCTAAGAGACGGCTGGTATTTGATCGACTCATCTACAATGAAAGATTCATCAACAAGGCGGACATCGATCCGGCAAGTTCTGTAGCTCGTATTCCTCTTAGGAACGCCAGCCAGTTCAAGGGGGAAGATATTGGTAAAGCAGTCTATCAGATTCCTTATCGAGAAGATAATTCCTCTAGCAACCTTCAGATGAGTGAGATGATCAGTCAAATGGCTGATGTTGCTGCAGGACAAAATAAAGTTACTCGTGGGCAATTCCAAAAAGGAAACAAGACAAAAACGGAATTCACTGAAACTATGGGCAATCAAGAGGCGCGCCCACAACTTGTGAGTCTCACGATTGAACACCAGTTCATGACTCCCGCAAAAGAAGTCATTAAGGGAAACATTCTCCTTTACCAAAACAAGGACACTTATCTCAACAGGGAAAATCGCACAGAAGTTGAAGTTGACCCAGTGAAGTTCCGGGAACAGATTCTGGAATTCAAACTCACAGATGGTTTGCTGCCTGCAAGCAAGTTGATTAACTCGGAATTGATGACTGTGTTTATCCAGTATGCACAGGCACTCCCAGTAGTCATGACAGAGTATGACGTACTTGGCATGTTTATCTACTGGCTCAAGATGCAAGGTGCTTATTGGGTTGACGACTTTAAACGCGATCCGCAAGCTCAGCAGAATTTCCTGAACATGTATCAAAAGACTGCAGCAGCAGCAGAAAACACTCAACCAGCACAGGCACAATAATGCAACCAATTCTCTCAGGTCGGTTTCAAAAATTTGACCTCAATGCAGTAGACATGGCTGCAGCGAGAAATGTCAATGCTTATTTCTGGGCGTTCCTGCAAAACAAAATTGCAGATTATGCAAGTGCTGCAGTAGAGTTTCAATATGACCCTGCTGCAGACCAGAAAGAAATGTTTGCTGCGATCCTAGAACATGAACGGATCAAAGCGCAAGTTGCAGTTCTTGAAGAACTCATGGGGGAACTGGCACCCCCGGTAGAGCAATCTACTGAATCGCCAGAATCAGAGTAACTCTTGTTTAAACTCCTAACGTCAACCTTGGAGCAATCATGGCCTTTTTGAATGGTGTTTTTGGTAATAAGCCCCAGCAAACTCAACAATCCCAACAACCTAATGGGCAACAGGGTGTAGTTAGTAATTCTGGCGGGCAAAACATCCCACAGCAAATTGTGAATGGTAATGGATCTGCTGGTCCCGCAGGAAACATGCAGCAACCCGCTAATACCCAATTTCAGCCGGGTAATCAAGGTGGTCAGCCAAACGGTGGAAATGGTGGTCAGAGCGGGCAGCAAACCATTAATCCTCTGGACGCCTATTTTCAACTCATGACTCCTAGTAAGGATGTTCAAGAGTTTCAACAGCGTCAGCAGCAGCAACAAACTGCCCCACTGTTTGGCAATCTGAACGATGAGACTATTCAAAAGCAAGTTGCACAAACCAATTTTACTGCTGGGCTGAATCCTGAGACCGTTCAAAAAGCTCTTGGTGGCGACCAACAAGCATTCATGGAGACGTTGAATCAAGTTGCTCAGAATGCTTTCTCTTCCAGCCTGCAAATGACGAAAGGAATGGTTGAACATGGAGTGAACACTGGAAGCGAGCGTTTCTCATCCACACTGGATTCGCGTTTCCGTGATTTGCAACTGCGCAATAAGAATAGTGAAAACCCGGCACTGCAGCACCCTGTTGGTCAAGCATTGCTTGGAACAATCAAGAAGCAGATTGCAACTGCAAATCCGCGTATGAATGCAGACCAAGTGCATGCGAAGGCCGAAGAGATGTTTTCGGAATTCGGAAAGATGCTCAACCCAGCTCAGCCCGCAAATCAAAATGACTCACAGCAAGCTCAACAAATGAACTGGCTTGCTTTCCTGGACGGTGAATCTTCTTAATTCTTAACTTCTGGAGTTTGAAATGGCTGTTGGTCTGATTTCCACTGCTAACGTCCCGACCGATCTGGCAGCGAAGTCGTATGCTGCAATGATGACTCGGCTTCAGCCGAATGGTCAGGCACCCTTGTTTGGTTTGACTGCGCTTCTGAAAGATGAAACTGCAGTTCAGATTGAACATGGTTACTACACCAAAACGATGATCTTTCCGGCAGTTGTGCTGAACGGCGCAATTGCTGACGGTGTGACTACCAGTTTCACTGTAGTTTCAACTGCTGATATCGTGGTTGGTGATCTGCTGCGTGCAGATACTACCGGTGAAATTGTTCTGGTGACTGCAGTTCCCAATGCAACTACTCTGACTGTTCAGCGTGGTGTTGGTACTGTCGCTGCGGGTGCAATTGCTAACTCTGTCAATCTGTACAGTGTTGGTAATGCCTTCGAAGAAGGTTCTGTCCGCCCAAGTGCAGTTTCGATTGTTGCTGTTCGCTATCTGAACTATACGCAAATCTTCCGCAATTCTTGGGCAGTTACCAAAACGCTGGCCGCAATGCCGATGATTGCTGGTGATGGTCTTGTTGCAGAGAGTCGGCAAGACTGTGCAAGTCTGCATGCGTTGGCAATTGAAAAGGCGCTGTTCTTTGGTCAGAAATTCCAAGGTACGCGTAATGGCCAACCGTTTCATACCATGGAAGGTATCATTGGTCGTGTCACTGCTGCCGTTCCGAGCAATATTGTGACTCTTGGTGCCACCACCAATTGGACGCAACTTGAAGCTGCACTAGATCCTACGCTGATGACGATGGCTGATGGTCGCACTGGCAACATCCGCACGATGTTTGTTGGTGGTGTTGCTCGTCGAGTGATCCACAACATTGCTCGTCTGAATTCGACTTATCAAATCGAAAGCAATATCACTTCGTGGGGTCTGCAGATTGATACCATTCGCACTCCTCGTGGTACGTTTGAAATGATCGAACATCCGCTGTTCAATGCTTATGGTAGTTCTGCTACTTGGGCAAAGATGGCAGTTGTTGTTGATCTGAATGCCTTCTCTCTGGCGTATCTGCGTCGTACGGAAAACACGGAATACAATGCGAGGGGGGCGGAAGTTGACAACGGTATCGATGCTCAAGGTGGCACGTTGACCACCGAGTTGACTTGTTTGATCAAGAATCCACAGGCATTCGGTATCTTGTACAACTTCACCGCAGCAGCTGCTGGCTAATACGCCGGTAAGTTTCAAGAGGGGCTTCGGCCCCTTTAACCAATTGAAAGGACCTATTATGTTGAACTCTCGTAACTACCAATCTGACTCTGGTGTTCTCAACTCTGGTGAAGAGATTGTCTCTTCGCTGGAAGAGCTGAATGATCCTAATGCAAAGACGTACTATCACCAAGTTAAGGGGGCTGTGACTCATCTTCCAGACGGTGCACAGATCACTTTCAGTGGTGGTATGTTTGTTACTGCAAATCCAGAGATTCAAGCTTATCTGGACAAGGTTGCCAACAAGCGTGGCAGTATGGTTTACACCAAGAATGAGTCACGCCGTCAACAGCAACAAGAAGTACGACAGGCTGCTCTTGCTGCTATGGTAAATCCTGGCGACCAAAAGGGGCAAGATGGTGTTGTGGATCCTACGCGTGCAGTGAGTCAAGATTCCCTGGAATCGAATGATCCGAACAGCTCGAAGCTGATCACTGAAAAAGATGTGAGCCACCCTGAACAGGAACAGAAGCAAGTCTTCAATCCTGAAGAAATCGCTGCAATCTCGCAAATCGCTTCGAACCCCACGCACGCACAATCGCCTGCATCTGCAGGACAAAATGCAGTGCAGCGTGCAGAAAACGTTGTCAAGACCAACACCGCTCAGTCGTCGAATCAATCGTTCGTGAAAACGGATAAGTCTGATGAGTCGGTGAAGGATGCCATGGTTAAACATACTGAAGCGGCGAAGACTTCCAGTACGACCCCGATTGTGAAGAAGTAATTGTTGCGTTGATGTACTAAAGAAGAGTTGCCATGCCGACCACTTTCCAAAACATGCGAGATGCAGTAATTGCAAAGACCAAGCGTCCAGAGCTTGTTGCAGTTACGGATAGTGCTATTCGTATGGCAACTCTTCGTGCCCATGGAGTTGACTTCTTCCCCCGGGATCTTTCCAGTTTTGTTGCAACTTACACTGTCCCAAGTGGGTTGCAAATCTTTGTCGATATCCCAAACATCTATACATCTGCTCCACTTCTGCGCACTCTGAATTACATGGTTGGGGAAGACGCAGTTTCTCTTCAGCCTGTAGAAATTCTAGAGCACAAGAATGAGCTGAAAGATTTTTGGGATGTTGATAGCCAACTGCTCACTTCGGTATTCACCCAGCTAGGTGAAAATATTCGTGCCCGCTTCGGTAACCCTACAGGGCGTGCAACTGTGTATTACTATCGCAATCCAGATATTGCAGAGTTGACTTATTCAAGTTGGATTGCAGACATGCACATTGATGAGCTTGCCCAATGGGCTGCAGGAATCGTCTGGAGTCGTACCGGATTCCTGGAGCAGGCAAGCGATACACAAAAACAGCACGTGATGCCGTTTAAAGATTATCTTGTGACGTCCTATCTCAGCTCCAAAGTGTAAACAATCATGGCATATACTCCTAATTCTTATGACACTGCAGAGCCTCTGGGTGGGCGCTTTGCAGGCTCTGCGGCTGCAGAATTTAGGACGATGAAGTCTGCATGGAGGAAGAGTCTACAATTTCCTCAGGCAGAAGCAACACTTGGTGAGCTTGCTTCAGCAGCAGCGAGAGCAGGAAAACTCCTGGCGTTTGATACGTTGGGCAATCTGACCTATCTCCTACCAAATGTTGTAAACGTTCCGGATGTTTTCATTGCTCTTGCAAGTCTTGCAGACAACCAAGGTGGTGGCCTTGTTGGTTATCATGCTGGTCGTACTTACGCAGATGGCACTGTTGGCGATAAACTGAAAGAGTATCGCAGTGTCATGGACGCTGATTTTGGCGTCAAAGGGAATGGTGTAGATAATGATACTGCAGGAATCAATGCAGCCTTGGCATGGTCTGCAGGGGTTACCAATGGTAATGATCGTCCAGGGTTGTACTTCCCTGCCGGAATTTATCTCCACGATCGTATTGCACCAAACAGCTTGCGTGGCATTGATATTAAGGGTGTTGGCACTCTCGATCCTACCAAGCGCCGTTCCCACCTGAAATTTTCAGGCCTTGGAGGCACGGATGCTGCATGGGTGCTTACCTCTGACGCGTACATTAAAATTGCAGGTCTCACCTTTGACATGAACAATGTCAGTGGGATGACCAATTTTATTCTCTTTGCTGCAAACGAGTCTATTGCTGTTCCTCCACTGAACAATTTCTCCACGAACTTCATCATGTTCGAGGATTGTTCTTTTTATGTGGCCCCTACAATTGCAGTTCAGCCTGCGCAAATGATCTTTGCAAAGAGCTGCAGTTCGATCTTTTTCAACCGATGCAACTTCACTGCTCAAACAGTGCTGAAGCTTGGAAAAGACACTGACGTAGACGCAAATACGGGTAATCCTACGCTTGCAAATGGTCTCTGTGTAGTTGTTGAAATCAACGACAGCTACATCAATGGGGATATTCTCTGTGAGAAAGTGTACAATCTCGTAGTCAGAAACACCCAATTCTACACTGTTCCAGGTCAAACGTATATTTCTAAGGTATACTGTTCAGGGAACAAAGTTGCAATCAATGGGCTTTTTGATAACTGTGTCTGGGATAGCAGTGGTGTTTCCAACTACAACGGGGTGCTGATTGACTGGGGCGATAATGCGTCGCTCAGTGGAAATCTGCAAGTTACACGTTCACAGTTGCAAGGTAAAAATTTCCTTGTACAGGTGAATCGTGGTGACGCAGTCGTAGAACTTAATCGTTGCATCGCAAATTCGGGATCTTCACTCAATCGGATTGTGCAGGCAAATGCCAATGCACGAAATATTTTCATCCGTGGAAACAACAACGAAGAGTATCTTTCTGTAAATACCGCAGGCTCTGTCAAGGCGCGAGTGAAAGTTGATGCTCGCACGCAGAAACTACCCTACATTGCAAATGATAATCTTGCAGCAGACTTGACAGTTGCAGCTGCAGCCGCTTGGAGTGATCTTTTCACGAGCAACTTCAAGTTTGGTGGGCAAGAAGTACGGATTAATTATCGCGTAAACATCAAACATAACGCAGTTGGCACGCCTGCAGTGTATGCTGTGCGTGTGCTTCTTAACGGGGCTGTTATTGCAGAACTTACCACACGTGTAACTGCTACTGCACAAAATGATCTGGTGGTGTTGACTGCCACGAAGGTAGTTTATATCGATGCAACTGATGCCTCTGTGGCATTGAAATTGCAAGTAAGACAAGAAAGTGGAGCGACTTTGGGGACTGTTCAGTCAACTGCAAGTGCTACTCCATCTGCAACTGGATGGGATGTAGAACTTCTTAACACCTAAATCCAAGGGCGGCTCATGGGAAATACTATTGTAACAGCTGCAGACGTTATTCAATTAGCACTTGCGCTCATCACGTTCCTAGGTGGGTGGTTTGTGAAGAGTCTTTTCGAGCGTGTGCGTGACCTTGAAAAGTCCGACAAAGAAATGACAAGTGAACTGCACAGACTTCGAGAAGATGTTGCAACCAATTATGTGACTCATCCACGAATGGATAAAGTGTTGGATCAGATTTTCGGTGCTATCCGTAGGATTGAAGAAAAATTGGAAAAGCACTAATAACTGCTGGAGATTGGCATGGCTGTTAATCGGTATAGAATTGCACTAAACAATGCGAGGTTTCCTTTCATCAGTAGCTGGGGAGCCCGTGCTGTTGTAGTTCCAAGTGCAGATACTTCGTCTAGGCAGCCGCGCCAATTTCAAGGAAGCGATGAAAATATTGATTTCAATCTTGCTCAGGTGCTGTACGGAGAAAACTTTGTGCCTGTTGCTGGAGGGCTAAAGTCTGTTAGTTACGTTAAAATTGATGACGGGCTGGAAGGTGTAACTGATTTTGACCAGATTTTCCCTTTGCGTGATGAGGATGAAAATACTGTCCTCTATTCCCCCAGCAAAGGGAAAAATTATGTACTCACTCCAACTGGGTGGGTTTCAACTCTTACCACTGCGCTAATCACTGCAGAAGGATATACTCTTTGGTCAGGTGATCCTGCACTTTCTAAAGTGACTCGCGCCTATGTGGAGGGTAAAACTTTTGTCTGCTATTCCAGATTAGCTGCTACTAATGATGGTGGCGTGACTGTCGTTTCTGCGAGTCTTTTTTATTGGGATCCTGTTGCACAGGCGCTTGTTTCAGAACTTGATCCTGTAGTCGATGCAATGATTCTTGCGCTTGGAACAGCTGCAGGAATTGCTGGTGACGAGCTTGATGGAATTGCAAGTTCTAATGGATATCTGATCATCTGGAGCGGGTTGAAAGTTGCATGGGCTCCGTACAATGGGACAGCCTTCGATTTTCGTGTCTATGCCAATGGGGAAGTAACTGGCGCAGGATTTCAAGTTCCTGAAGATGTAAAAGGCCCAATTACTGCTATTACCCCCGTTGCACGTGGATTCATTATCTGGACTACGAAAAATGCAGTGGCCGCAATCTATAATGCAAATAATTTTGCAAGCCCATGGATCTTCTCAGAAATCAAAAATTGCGGAGGTGTGGAAAGTTTTGAGCAGGTCAGTGATGTTGGCGGTAACAAGGGGGACCTGTACGCTTACACAACTTCTGGAATGCAACAAGTAAGTCTTAATAGTGCAGAAAGTGTGTTTCCAGATGCTACAGATTTCCTTGGTGCAAGAATTATTGAACGTTTCAATGAAGATGCATTGACTTTTGAAACAGGTACAATGTCGCTTGAAATGTTTGTAAAAGTGGCAGTTTGTGCTAATCGATTCCTTGTCCTCAGCTATGGTACGTATCCAGGAATCTATGGGTTTGCTCTAGTGTATGATTCTGTACTGGATCGCTGGGGTAAATTGAGAATCATTCATCGAGATTGTTTTGCTTACTCGTATGGCTCACTCCCTGCAGATATTACCTACTCCATGCTTGGTGACGTTCCGTATGAAATGCTTGATGCTATTGAGTACGACGCACTGACGCTTGCAGGAGGCAATCTCACCTATCCTCGCCAATCCATTGCATTCATGCTGGAAAACGGAGAGATTGATCTTGCAGTGATGGATGAGCGTGAACCTGACACAGACACCTATCCTTCCTTTGTGCTTCTTGGCAGGAATCAGCTATCTAGAAGCAAGCTGGTTTCCTTGCAGTCTGCAGAAATTGAAGGTGCGGCAGCAACTGCAGAAGTTGCTGCACTGACTAGTGACAACGGTGCAACTTACACTAAGCGGGATACCGGCTATTTGCGAGAAGCTGCAGAAAACTACACTGAATGGGGATTTGATCTTCCAACAGGTAAAAATTTCACCCTCTTTATCAAGGGACAATTTCATTTGAGTACGGTGATGCTGGAAACAGTGAATGACGGGAACTTGTGATGCCACAGTATAATATCACCAGCGGACTTCCTCAACTTCCCAATGCACCGGAAAATCTCTTTCCGTATCTGCTGCCCATTTACCAGTCAATTAATGCGCTCACTAAACCGATTGCATCTTTGACTGGGCAAGTTACTTTTGACCAGGTTGAGCTCGCAGAAAGAAGCGCGGTTGCCTCCATCAACTCACAGCATCAGAATAGGCTATTTGCCAAGGCTCTTGTAGACCTCCCATTTGGGGCTCTTGTAAATCTCAAACTTGATTCTGGGGCACTTGCAGCCCAACTTGCAGATGCCACTGATTTAACAAAACCAGCCCATGGAATCGTTGCCAATACACAAGGTATCGACACTGGGCAATATGGTGAAATCACCATGATGCAAGGCCACAGCTATGGAATCAGTGGGACGACAATTGGTGCTTTTTATTGGTTAAGCACTGGAGGGCTGGTGCAAAATACTCCTCCTGTTGCCCCCGGAAGTTTGGTTCAGGGAGTCGGTGTGGGACTTGGAAGTCTTGGCTTTTTCCTGAGTATCTCTTCTCAAATTACTGCTGCCTAAAGGATAAATCATGTTGCCTCTTGTTGCTGCACTTTTGAAAGTTGGCTTGCCCATTCTTGGCAATGCTGTTTTGAACAAGGGGCAAGAGTTTGTGGAAGAGAAACTTGGAGTAAAGCTTCCAGAGCCAGATACGCTCTTTGCAAATCCCGCGCTTGTTGAACAACTAAAGGCACTTGAAGTGGCAAGAGAACAACAGCTTCGAGAGTTTGCGCTTGAAAACCGCAGGCTTGACATTGATGAGTTTAAAGCAGAACTGGCTGATCGAGAGTCTGCGCGAAGTCGAGAAGTTAAAATCGCAGAAACCCGGCCAAAAGAAACTCCGTGGTATATCCCACCCTTTCAGCACATGCTATCCCTGATCGTTGTGATCGGTGGTGGCTGGATGCTTGTCATGGCAGCTGACACAGATATTAGACTTGTTGCTGCAAGCTCTATTACTCTTGTGCTTGGGTATTATTACGGGACAAGCAAAAACAGCAAAGAGAAAGATAGCACTATCAGCACTCTAGTAGGAGCAAAAAATGAGTCTTCTCAATGAGCAATTTGCATTCACTCACGATGTATCAAAACTTTTTCACTTCATTTGGGCAAACGGATTTGAGTTTTCGATTGGTGAAGTGATGCGGCCCCAAGAAATGCAGGACATCTATGTTCGCACTGGCCGAAGCAAGACAGAAAAGTCTCAGCATCTCAAAAAACTTGCAATTGACTTGAACATCTTTAAGGACGGTGTTCTGGCAACAGTTGATCAGATTAAGCCGATTGGAAAATATTGGGAATCTCTTGCAGAAGTAAACCGTTGGGGTGGAAGTTGGAGAGGATTGGTGGAAGCAGGGAAATCAACTTTCATTGACTCTCCACATTTTGAGCGCTTCGTTTGAATTCGCTAGGCCCCAGAAATGGGGCTTTTGTTTTACAGTATTGAAAATTGTTGAAGCAGGAGATTCTTATGGCTGACCCGAAGCGTGTTGATGCTGGTAGTGGTATTGGTGGCATTACTGACCTCCTCAATCTGATTGGCGGTAAGCAGACCACGACGAAAAATTCTGCTGATACTGGGCAACTAAAGAACATTCTTGGTCAACTGCAAGGACAAGATTATTCTCAACTTCTTGCCAGCATTTTTCAACAAGCTGCAGGTCAAATGCCTGGGCTGCAATCCCGTTATGCAAATGCAGTCGGTGCGCGTTCAGGCAGTAATTCTGCTGTTCAAACTGCACTGAATAGTCTGCTTCAACAGACTGCATTGCGTGGGCAACAGCAGATTGTGCAACAGCAACAGGCAAATTCTCAATTGCAAGGTGACATTGCAGGGAAGATTGCTCAGCTCAACTCTAAACAAGTTTCTAATTCTGGCACCAATTTCCAGCGTGCTGCGCAAGGTCTTGCAGGTCTGCAAATTCTTGGCAAGGCAATGGATTCGGACCTCTTTAAAAAGGGTAAGGATCTTTTCGGTGGGCTCTTCTCTTCAGATACGCCTGCTACTGATGTAAGTTCTGCAGCAGGGGACGCACCTTTTAGTTTCGGTTTCGACAGCTTGGTTGAACCTAGCGGGAGTGGCAATGTCTTTTCGTCGTTTGCAGGAACTGATGTGTTTGGGGATGCTGCTGCTAATGGCGGTGACTGGTTTGATTTTGGGGCTGACTTTGGTTCTGATGCGAGTGGGGATGTGCTTGATGCAGGAGGTGATGCATCAGACTGGTCGAGCTTGTTTGGATTTGCAAATGGTGGTCTCGTTGGTCGAGACGGTGAAAAAGAGCAGAAATATGCTGACGGTGGGCAAGTTGTTTCTCGTGCAGGTGGTGCTCGTAGGTCTGCTGCTCCGTCATTCACTCCCGATAAGATCATTCAAGCTATTGCGCAGCAGAATCGAACTGTACTGAATCCTCTTCCACAAAAAGCTACGCAAAAAGAAGTGCAAACAACTCAGGAGAATAGCGGGGTAAACGCAGGAGACACAGAAACAGAATCTGGTAATGGGTTCACTTTTGGTGTTGGTCCTCTTGGAGCGGCGAAAGCTGCAATGGATGCCGCAGTTGCAAAATCTGCACAGAAGTCAATGCTTGGTATGATGTCTCCAGTGAGCATTCCTGGAGTAACTAGCTCTCCACTTTCCTTTGCGATTAATGCAATCCGGGCAGGTTTGACGCAGCAAGATGCCATGGATGCAATCAATAAGGCGAATGATCCAATCGGTGCCCTCGCTGTTGCACAAGGTTGGGTGAGTCCTGAAGCTGCTACTGCTATGAATTCAGACTCTATTGCCGCTGCAGCCAATGCGATTTCTGCCATCTCTAACAACTCTATTGATGCACTTGATGCAGCGATGGGGCTGACTAACGCTTTTGGTACTGGCCCAGTCTCAACTAGTTCGGACACTGGTTTTGATAGTCAAGGACTTGGCGGTAATGGTGCAGGTCTTGGGGGCTTAGGTGGTATTGGATTTGGTTTCGGTACTGGTACAGGTGGATGGGGTGTTGGATCTTCTGCAGGTGCTGCAGCTGGAGCAGGATTCGGTAATGGTGGTTATGGTAGTGATGGGGGATCAGGTGGATCAGATGGCGGAGGCGGAAGCGGCGGGGGTGGTGATGGTGGAATGAAAAATGGTGGCCGTGTTCCAGGTAAAACTGACCTTTCAGGAAGCGACACTGTTAAAGCCAAACTCACTCGCGGAGAGTATGTTATTTCTGCCGATGTGGTAGAAAAACTTGGAGTTGATTTCTTTGACAATCTCCAAGCGATGATGCACGACCACATGGGGAAATAAATGGCTACACTTAATCTTGACCCACAGAGTCTGATCCAAGCCTTGCTGGCAAATCAACAGCAGCAGGAAGCGCAAACTAAGCAGACCATTGAATCGGTTGGGAGTCTGTTTGGGCAGTCAGAGCAGTTTGCACAACAGAGCGTGGCAAAGCAGCAGCAAGTAGTAGATACTGCTGCAGTGAATGCTGCTGCCCAAGCAGATATTGTTTATCAGCAAAATAAGTTGGTAGAAAATCTGCAAAAATCATTCAACATGGATCAGTCCGATGTTGACAATGAAATTGCAAAGAGTTTGGCAGTAGTAGATCAGGCCAGGGCTGCTCGCGCCCCACTGAGGGAAGAGTATAATCAACTTGCAAGTACTGATCTACTCACTAATCCAATTGGCTATTTGCTGGCACAGTTGAAGATGCCTGCAGCGGCAGCAAAAGTTAATGCATTGGCTGACGCAGAAGATGAAGCCATGCAGAACATCCAAACCCGTACACAACAACTTGCTGCAGCAAAGAATACGCTCACTGCAAACACCGCTGATGCCACAAGGGATCTGCAATTGAAACAAGCAGAGAATCAAAAAGCTCTTGCAGATGCACAACTCGATACGGAGCGTGCAAAAGTTGCTAATCAGACTGCATTGAACCAGATGCAGCTGTTTAATTTGCAGGCCAAAGCGAATGATGATCGCCGTGCGACAATCGGCACAGTGTCAGGAATTGCTGCTCGCTCTGAAGCGCGAGAAGATGCTCGCCTAGCTCGTGAAGAGGCTAGAAAGGACCGTGAAGAAGGAAGACTTCTGCGGAATATGCAGTTGGAAGAAATGCTCTCTGCAAAGAAAGAAGCAAAAGATGAGGAAGACCGCCTTAATTCCCGCCTGCAAGTAGTTAGTTCTGCGCTCGGATTGCAAGAACCAATGACTGTAAAGCATCTGAAAACTCTCACGAATAAGAAAGAGCAGATGGCATGGCTGCAAGCTGCACAATCTGGGCAACTTGGTGATGATCTGCGGAGTTCGCTAGAATTCTATCTTGGCCGTGGAAACCGTGCAGTGATTCAATCCACTGGCGGTGCAAGCGCATTCCAGTCTGCAAAAAAGATGGAACAGGCTGCACTTGGTTATGAATCGAAAGCCGCGCTGGTGCTTGCTGCAGCTAATCAAGGTAAGACTCCCGCGCGAAAAGATGCAGTGGAAAAAGCGTTCTCAATCTATGAGAATGAAGTATCCAATGCTGCAAACCTTCGGGCATCAGATGTTGACCTTTCAGCTAAGCAGTGGGACTCCACGTATAATCCTTATCAAGCACAGTTCTTGAGTTTCAATCGTGCAGTGGACCAGCATCCTGACCTTGCCCCACTGAAGAATAATATTGTCAAAAGCACTATTGATGACTTCGTGAAGAGTGGTGCGGTTCAGGCAGAAAATCTCACTGCTGACCAGCAGCAACAGATTCTCAAGGGCATCGTTGAAAAAGTTAAAGCGAGGCAACTCGATCCCAAGAAAGCTGCAGCAGATATTTCTGCCTACTTTGTTGGGGCCACCAGATATAACTCCGCACTTGCGCATCCTGAGCAATTTGGGCTTCCTTCACAAGAAGCTTATTTCTTCACGCTCAATGGGACGTTCGGAGATTCGAATCGCAAGAAACTCAATCTCATGAATCCTACAGAAGTGGAAAATGGAATTGTGTGGCACCTCAAACAGCAAGAGCGCCCATTTGGTGTTGGTGATGCTCCATTTGCGGCATTTCGCTAAAATAATCGTGCAAGGATAATCATGGCTGAACTCTACGATTTCCCTGTTGTTGCAGCTTCTGATACTGTTGACGGGCAAGGTGGATTCTTTTCTCGTCTACAGGATGCCGCTACCAAAGGCATTACTGATGCTGCAATTTCTGGGGCACTCAGCATTTATAACACCGCACTAGATTATGCGGGGGAAGAAGCTGTAAGCACAGAAAAAACCATTCGTGAAGTAGACGATGAATACGGTGATTACTATGCTGAAAACAAAGAAATCATTGATCTTAGTGGATTTGTTGCAACAAGCCTTGTCCCTGGCACGCTTGGCATCAAGGGATTGAAACTAGCACAAAGTGGCAATGCCCTTGGTGCTATTGGCCGTACACTGAATTTTGCAGCGAGCAGGAAGAATTACTATTTTGAGCAGGCGATGACAGAACTTGCAGCTTCTGGCGGCACTGTCACTGCGTCTGTTCGTTCTGCAAAATACGCTCAACTGTCTTGGGCACTTGCAGATCAAACACTCACCAATGCTGCATTCGAGCTTGGTGTTGTTGCAACGATGAATGATTCCCCCATTTTTGAGGGGTCAGATTTTGGTGACTTTGCAATCAATGTCGGAGTCGGAGCACTATTCGGTGGAGCGATCGGTGGGCTCGTTGAGCATGCTGGAACTCGTGGCATTCTGAAAGAGGCGCAACGAAAGATTGAAGGCAACCGTAGACTGTTTGACACTGTTTTCGATCCAGTGAAAATGGGGCTGACGAAGAGTGATGAAGTATTGAATTTCACAGAGAACATTGTCAACCTGCCAGATGACTTCTTCAACACCAATTTTACTTACTTGAAAGACGGTAAGCCTGTCACGCGTGTGCTAGATACGACTGGAGCGTTTAAAGATATTCGTGCACGTGCGGAAAAAGTTGCATTCGACACGCTTGCCTTGAAGTTTAATGAGCTTGCTGAGGGTGGAGAAGTCACTGGGCAGGCCATGTACAAGTTTATTCTTGACAAGGTGAAAGCTGGACGGGATGCTGGTCAAGATGCTGAGTTGATCAATGACACTATCCGTGGCTACCTGCAAGGTGTTAAGCGTGTATCGAATCTCACCGAAGAGAGCGCAACTTCCACTACGCCAAAACAGTTCTTCATCAATGAGACGCCTACTGGAATGAGAGACCTCTTCTCAGAAGTACGAGGAGCTAACACAGGTAAGCAGGCATACTATCTCAAAACTGATGATCCAACGAAAATCAAGTTTGGATCAGTTGCGCGTCTCGGTTATACAAACGCAGATGAAGCGTTCGCTGAGGGATATGATGCTGTCTTTACAACGTCGGGCAAAATTGCAATCAACCCGAAGAGCCAAGTAATTTCCAAGACTCCTGATAACGCGCTCAGGAATCAGTTCTTTTTGGATCTTGAATCTGGAAGCCTCACCACGGAAGTGAAACTTATTGGAGCGGATCTGATTAAGAAGGCTGATGATTTTAAGCCATTCAAGAATACCGTTTACATCGGCAAGAAAGAATTCAAGCAGGCTGATGCTGTTGCTGCAAGTTTGGAGAAATCTTCTCTTGAAGCCTCTGCTCGCTTCATGTGGGCAAGTAAACTTGAAGACTCCGCATTCAAGAATCGCACCATTCTTTGGAATGATTTTCCGTTGCTTGATCGCGCAAAACTTCTCACTGGCAAACTGACTAATTCTGACAAAGTCAGTGTACAACTTGCTGATGGGAGAAAGATTTCCCTTGCTGAAATTGTTGATTTGCCTCGCTTTGTCAATGAGCAGAAACTTCAGTGGCTGCAAGAAGAGCTTGGTAAGAGAGTTAAGGGTTACGATCTTCGAGACATCTCTACAGCAGTCAACGCTTCTACTAATTGGGTAGAGAAAGCAATTGCACAGAATTTCGCATTTAGTAAGGACTTGCTGAGTGAAGTGAGAGATTTGGCTACGTATTTCAAGCCCCGCACTGTTGCTGTAGAATGGGACACTAATCTCAAACAAGCAGTTGTGCAGCAAGGTCCTGTCGGTCCCAACCACATGAGCACTGTTGTTTTAGGGCACCACTACAATCTCGTTACTCACCAGAACATTCAAGAAAATGCCGCACGTGCAATTCTTGGTGAGGATATTAAACGCTTTGTTGACGCTCCAGCTGATCTTGCAAAACAAACTTCTGAGCAAGGTGCGGGGGCAACTACGCTTGCTGCAAGCAATGCAGACTATGGGAAGCGGGCAGAATTGTTTGTGCAGGATATTGGCAAGCATACTGCACTTGTTTCACAGAAGTGGCGGGATGCAGCTATCACAAGCATGGCTTCAGAAATCAACGCCATTCGAGACAGTGTTGATGCTGCTGCAGAACTTGGCATCCTGACTACTGCGCTTCGCCGTGACGCAAGGAAATACTATCTTGTTGCAGATGATCTGACTGGTGAAGGCATGCTGGTGGATCGTGATGCAGTAAAATTGGTAGAATCGGGTAAGACTGACGATTATGAGACTGCCGTGGAAATGCTTCGCTCAGTTGCTGGTCCGAACGAAAAGATTCGTGGAATCTATAAGATCACCAACAAGCAAGTCACTGATTTTCTGGATTCCAGCACACGAATTAACGCTGATCGTGTAGGTAAACAAACTACTGTTGTCAACGCCATGGGGCTTGGTAGGGGAATGGATGCGCGAGTAGTTTACGCACCTCCTGTAGACACTCGTAGGTATCCCCACTTTGCATTTGTTGTTGCCAAAGAAAAACTCGGTGCAAACACTGATGTGGCAATGATCACTGCAAAGAATCCTGAACAGCTTAGAAAGCTTGCATCTCAAGTTGGAGAAGATCACGAAGTCATTTTCAAGGAAGACACCAAGAAATTCTTCAAGGCGCAAGGGCAGTATGATTACAATCTCCAACTGAATGAATCAACTGTCAATTCTTCCCTGCAGCGACGTGGCATTCTGGGAGATTTCTTTCCTGAAACCAGAGCAGAGAACGTGCTAGAAGACTATGTTCGTTGGCACGCCAATTCCAGCGATACTCTTCTGCGTCAAACGGTGCAACTCAAGTATCGCCAGTTCTTTAATGAGTTAGCATTTCTGAGTGAGCAATTTCAATCTGCAAGTCAATCTGCATTCAAAGGAGTGGGCATCCTCAAAAAGAATGTCGCAGATCCGTTTGACGACTACCGTAAAACTGCATTGAATATTTCCAAGCAGTCGGAATTTCCGATCATGGAGAGCATGAACGAGTTTGTTGACAAGGTAGGCACTACGCTCTATTCCAAGCTGGATGAACTTGGGGCAGCATTTCGCGGATCAAAAGGGAAGGACCTTGCCAGTCTGGAGACTGCAAACAAGCTCATGGATGAGTATGGGCTTGGCACACCCTACAAGACTATGGAAACCTATCTCGACGCAAACGAGAAGGTGCCAAAAAATCTCATCAAGACGAGTTTGCAGAAGGTTAATTACTGGCTTGCTACTACGGTGCTGAGGTTTGACTTTGCAAATAGCTTGGTGAACGTGATCAGCACTCCGATCATGCTGGGCACTGAACTTGCAAGTATCCAAACTCTCGCCAAGCGTGATCCTGAACTGCTTGGTAAGCTTGGTGAATTGATGTCGGTGAAAGTTCCTGGGCAACAAGCTGTAGTTCCTAGCACTACTAAACTCATCGGACAGGCGATCAAGAATTACTTTGGTCCCGATAAACTAGACCTCATTAAGCGCTACACAGACAATGGAGACATCAAACACGTCTCGCAGCTTTATCATGAGGTGCTTGATGATCTTGCGTACAAGCCTGGTTTGAAGGTTGCGGAGTGGCAAAAGAAGCTTGATGCAGCAGTTGAGAAGGGAGCAAGTATCACTGGGAACAATTTCTCTGAGGAACTTACTCGTTTCATCTCTGCAGATGTAATGCGCCAACTGTCTGATCCGCTGGTTGCAGCAAAGAAACTTTCTGTGCAGGAGCAAAATGCATTCATCTCATCTTTCGTCAACCGAGTGCAAGGAAATTATATCTCGTCTCAACGACCCATTCTGTTCCAGGGAACTACTGGAGCAGCAATTGGACTATTCCAAACTTACGCATTTAATGTCCTGCAGCAATTGTTCCGTCATGTTGAAGCGCGAGACACCAGAGCAATGCTCACCTTTGCAGGACTTCAAACAAGCATCTATGGAATGAATGGCCTGCCTTTCTTCGATGCAATTAACCAGCATTTGATTGGGCAAGCATCAGGAAACACTGGCCATACAGACGCTTATTCTATTCTTCCTGCAGCAAATAAGGAAATTGGGGATTGGCTTCTGTATGGAACTGCTAGTGCATTTCCTCTGTTCGGAGAGAAGGCTCCTGCATTGTATTCTCGTGGTGACATCAATCCTCGCCACCTGAGTATTGTTCCTGTCAATCCTCTCGATATTCCAGCAGTTTCTGCTTCTGTTAAACTGGTTAATTCTGTTGCTCAGTTCGGTAAGCAAGTAAGTCAGGGGGCCGACATTTCAACTGCCATGCTTCAGGCGTTGGAACACCATGGATGGAATCGTCCTCTTGCAGGATTTGCACAGTCTCTTGCGGGGCAATCAACTACTGGAAACGGAAGTCTGATTTCTGCTGCAAACGACTTGGAAACCACAACCATGCTTGCACGCATCCAGGATCGAGTAGTGAACTTCGGTGCAGTGCAGAGGATTCTTGGTGCAAAACCAATGGATGAAGCTGTAGCATTGAATAATCTCTATAGGAACAAGACGTACGAAGCTTCTGATAGAGCAAAGATTGAAGCCTTGGGACAGACGATCAAAACTAAACTTGGCAACAATCAGCAGCTTGATCCTGAAGAGCTTGAAGATTTCATGCTGGACTATGCAAGAGCAGGCGGGCGGATTGAGACGTTCTCTTCTTCCCTTCAGCGCTGGTCCAAAGATGCAAATACCAGCATCGTCAATCAAATTGCAAATCGTGTTGGTAGCCCTTATGGGAAGAAACTTCAAATGATCATGGGAGGCGAAGAACTGAGAGATTACTCAACAATCGCCCAAGAACCTGTTGAATCTAACACTGAAACTGAATAACTTCTGGAGAGCGTAATGCGTAGTGGTCTTCTTTCTACTCAGATTGCGGCAGTAACCACTGCCATTGCTGAACTCTATCCTGCAGATACTGCAAGTCTGCGTAAAGCTGGTGGGTTCTTTTCAGGTGGTAATCGATTTATTCGAATTGGTGGCTCGACCGATGCGAGAGATTCTGCGACTGCTCAAGCTAACGCAGGTAAAGTTACTGGTGATGGAACCACACTGACAGTGGAATTGGCGACGACAGAAAGTATTTGTTCAGGCATGCCAGTATCTCTTGGGTGCCCTGTTCCAGGCAACAGTTTCGATAATAATTTCGCCTATGGGAAAATCACAGTCATCAACGACACCAAGTTTACTGTTCCGTATACTGGCACGGTAGGGACAAACAGCGGTGTTTGGAACTGCATGTTCACCAATCGCTTCAGCAATAATTCTTGCTGGCGTGAACTGTTGACTCTTTATCGTGGTGGGCTAGAACTTGTTGCCAATCTTGGTGTTGGCTCAACCAATACACTCGCCTTGATGAGCCGCTGTCAGAAGATTGTGGAAATGCAGCCGCACTTCGTAATTGGAAGTCTTGGCCTTGGCAACCTTTATCTTGGCGGTGTCAGCGCTGATGACGCTATTGCAGTGATGAAGGGCTTCGTCAACTATCTCACTGGTAATGGCATCCGTGTGCTTTGTGAACTCCCAATGGGAACGCGTGTTGCAACTGGTGCAGATTGGGCATGGGCAAATAAAGTCTACAAAGAACTTTACAAGCTCATGGTGGTGAATAGGCTCTTCTATATCACTGATCCTGCAGCATGGAGTATTGACCCTGCAACTGGGCTATGCAAAGCAAATTATGTTGTCAACGGGGATAACGTTCACCCGAACAGGGATGCTGCAATAAAGCGAGCTGCAGACATTTATCAGATACTTATCGGGCAACTCCCGCTTCCCACTGCAACTCCGCTTGCATCGAGTATTCTTGATCGCCGCTCTGCTGATGCAGGATGTGACAACATCTTTGATGGGCTGTGGACAAATAGTGGACTGGTTGCAGCCTCAACTGTTGAAACTGGATCTGGCTCAGCAAGCGGCAACGTTGTTCCTGAAGTCACTGTCATCACCACTAACGGTGCCAGCACTACTGCAGCTTGCTCAGTCGTTCAACGCACTGTTGTGGCAGACGGGGATGATTGTGGATACAACCAACAAGTTGATGTGACATTCACTGCGAACAACAACGTGGTGGATATTGAATTTGGTCCGTCTAATATGGCAACTCGGATTCTTGCAGACAAGGCTGCATCTCCTGGACAAGAGATTGCTTATAGGGTGTACTGTATGCTGGAAGTTACGCCTTCTGCTACTGGCATCAAGAACATGGACTGCTATGCAGTTGGCGATGGCATGTCATACGGTGCAAGTGATGGGCTGCCGCAGACAGGAAAGACTTGCATTCTTGGCGGCGCAATTTACAGCAACACCATTACACCTGATCCACGAGTGCTTGTTCCGTATAAGGGACTTATCTGTTCTGATGACATTGTCATTCCCAAAGATCTGACTGCAATGACAAAATTCTCTGTGCACTTTAAAGCAGTGGCATATGCGGCAGGGACGATTACGATGAAGATTGGGCGATTGACTGTCAGGCGTATTCGGTAAGCGTGAATCTCAGGGCGGTAAACAGGGGAAAATAAAAAGTTCTTCGCACGAGCCGTGAGGCTTTACCCCTCTTCGGAGGGGATTTTTTTTACTCGTCTGGATGTGACCATGCAGAAACTTCTTTGCCACATTGTTTGCATTTGTAGCGTTTTAATCCTCCGCCATAGTGCCAGAAACAGCGCCAATCGTGCGCATGAGTATATAACCAGTAAACATGTTTTAGCCATTTGATCATAGCCTACTCCAAAAAAAAAAGAAAATCGCCCGGAGGCGGCTGTATTATTCAAGAGTTACTTGCAGCAGGATAGTTGTCATCTGCCTTGAGAGGCTTTACTTGCTTCTTGTACTCATTCCAGTTTTCACTTCCAAGAGTTCCACACTGCACAGCTTCACGGTTGCTCTGTTCATGTAGGACCTTGAAAATATTCGGCGGAGTCCAACCGTCAGGCTTGAGAATCTTCCCATCTTCCCTTCGCTTGACTTTTCCATCAGGCATCACCTTAGCCATATTGGATCGCTGTACCTCTGCAAACACAGCATCAAGATCAATTCCCAAAGATCGTGCAAGTTGGCAGAGAACATAAATTGTGTCTGCGATTCCATCTGCAACCTCCACCAGATTCTCAAGACTTGGGTTTTCCAGGTGGCGTGTAAGGGCTACACGAGTTTCCTGATGCTCTTCATTCACCAAGTTCCATGCAAGATTCACCGCAGGAAGATTGGGTCGATCATGCAAGGAGCCCTTTGGAATGCTGCAGGCATCAGCAAAGAGATTGTAAAGTTGGAAGTAGCTAAGAGAATTAGTTATCATTTGGGCACCCATCATCGTTGTCGAAGTCGAGTTCATTCTTTTCTTCTTCAGCATCTTCAGAATAAGCTTCTTGTTCTTCGATGGGGTGAATCTCACTGTCTTCCCCTCCCCACCGAGTGATACCTTGTTCGGTTTCAACGCAGAGCATGTTGTCATACGTTGCCATTTCACGTGCAATAGCCTCGTCGTTCGTGCCAGTGATGGTGTAGTCTTCGTGCACAAAAAGCCAGCGGTATTTCATCGTTGTGCCTCTTTCAACAAAGAATAATCAGTGTACAGTTCCCCTGATCCCAGTGGCTTACGAATCAACAAGAATCCAGGGTTACTGTTCTGCACTGACTTCGGAACCCAGTTGATTTTCCCTGCAACTTTCAGGCCTTCAAGGAGTTTTGCAAGATCTTCCTGTCTGTCCAGGTCAGAACTCACTTGCTTCCACAGTTCAGGAATATCAACTGGCTTATATGTCTTCGCAAGAACCTGAAGAAGTTTATTTGCTACATCTGAGTGCTTTGCCTTTCCGAACTCTCCAAGCGCTTTGGGCATGAAGTGTTCTGTGTAATGTAAGATAGTGTTTGCAAGTAGAACTTGTGAGGCACCAATTGTTGTAGTCTTTGCAACAGCTGCGCAGAGAATACAGAGCTTGAGCAAATGGGTATGTCTTCTTGTGAAATAACTTGTGAACCGTACATCTGTAAATCCTTCATAGCTGTTGTAGAGAATAGTCAGCATTTCCTTTGCTTTTGGTGTAATTTGCAACGGACCATGCATTACTTCTCTGATTGCCTGAACTTCTTTCACCAGCTGAAGATGTGCTTCTGGGCTGGGAGTTGTAGGCCAGGCAATCTTTTTATTGGTAGGTTCGCTAAAGACGAGTAATAAGCGTGAAAGAAATCCCTGCCCGATCGCTTGAGGAGGAAACATCTCCGCGAAACCGGTGTGTGTATTTCCCCCCAGCAAGGTGACAGTCGGTTGAAATATTGATATGCTACGGGAATTCTTGAATCGCTGTTCATAGCAGACATTCTCATCGTCCCAATCCCATAGCGCGCCCAGCATTGAGTGGAACTCAAGGTCACAGCATCGCATGAAATCGTTGAATTCATCTGCAACAATAAAGACTTCTTTTGGTTCATCATTCACTCGCTCACCAAAAAGATTTTCCATTACTGCAGAATTCGAAACTTTTTCATCACTCTGTTCTTCCAGTCCCTCAAGGTCAATCAGGAACTTTTCTTTTGTCGTCTTCGTTGCGGAGAAGTTCTTATATCCTGCAGCACTGAAGAGTTTCCTGGCCATCTTGATGGCACTTGATTTTCTCGCGCCTGGTTCACCTATCAGCATCACATACTGATTCGGAAAAATTCTTGCAGTACCAAAAGGAATCCAACACTGCCTCGCCAACATTGCAGAGAGGCATGTTAGAAGACTCCAACGATGATAGATGACTGGCGATTCTGTGTCTTGAACGAAGTCCAAATAGAGGTCAAAGAGATTCTTTGGTTGTGTCGCAGGCAATTGGACTACTGACACGGCGGCTCCTACTTAAGCTGTGACCAGTAAACTTTACCTTCTCCAGCAGAAACATCGGGATAGATTACCATTGTTCGTTTCACTCCTTTGATGTCTGTGACTTCCACAGGCTCGATCATCATTTGTTTAACGAGCCCTGGAATTTCTGCACCTTTGTAGCAGTACAGAATACTGTCATGAATCTGCGCCTTCAGTCTTGCACGGCCACGCAATTCACCGTAAATACTATTATGCCACACCCAATAGAATACCTTGTTGATGATTCCAACACTCAGATTCTGCGGGCTGTGTGCAACAGCGGCATTCAATGCTGGCTTGCTTGCAGTTGGGTCAGAAAAGAAATACCTTGTCCAGCCAAGTGGAGACACCAGCTTCTTGGAAATTTTAATTGTGCGCTTGATGTCCTCGTACCAGTCTTTCTTCACTTCTGGATACGTTGTTGCATATGCATTGAGCAAGTGCTGGCATACATCAAGAAGACTCATGTTTACTGGAAGTTTAAGCACTCGCTTTGCTTCAGCTACCTTAAGTGGGCCCATTGTCTCCAGCATTACTTGGGCTCCCATGTTGTAATTGGCTCCGTGGTTAGTTCGCTTAGATAGGTCTCGAAGTGCTTTATTAAGAGTTTTCTTGTTGACCTCGTCATATATTGTTTCGTACGGCACTCCGAAAAATGACTGGGCATTCCATGCGTGGTAATCATGAGGCCCTTCAACGAGGTCAATAAGCGAAGTACATCCACTGAGGTAACCAACACACCGTGCTTCTGACTGAGGCTGATCATTCTCGCCAAGCAGCCAGCCATCATCAGCTCGAAGGAACGATCGTATGACTGGCCCATCCCGTACAGGAATAGTTTGAAGAGATAGTCCACACCAGAAGCTAGACTCCATGCATGCCAGTCTTCCTGTATCAGTTCCGGCTGGATTGAACTTGCAATAAAGTCTGTCATTCCACATCTTCTCCCAAACCAGATAAGTACTGAGCAGTTTGCGGAGCCCTCGAATTTCGAGGATACAGTCAACAATCAAGGCATTCAATGGATGCGCAGCTGCTGCAAAATTAAGTGCCTTCTCATCTGCGCTCTTTACTTCTCCATGCTTGTCTGCACACCCAAGAACTTTCAAAAGATTCTTGCATTGCGGCGAGCTTGCCGGGTTGAACCGCGGAATCCACTTTTGCAATTTCTCTTCCAACGGACGAAGCTTATCTTCAACGGATTTTTTGGAAGCTTCAAATGCAGCTTTATCAGTAGCCATTCCATCAGCCTCACAGTGGAGACATGGAAATACCATTGGAAACTCTTGCAGATAGTTATCTTTCGCCCACTTTGGCATCTCAAGTAGAAGGCTGAGACAGGTGTTAAGAGTAGCCCAACAGTCTCGTGCGTTGTACTCATATTTGCCGAGCTTGCCTCCAGACTTGCCATCATCTTTCCAGAACCGCACACGGCGCAATGCAAACGAAGTGATGTAGTCCAATCGTTTTGGAAGCTCAGAATACCACGAGTGAAACAGATGTTGTGTATCCCAGAGCCAGTTATACGCAGGACATCCAAACCGCAAGTAGTACAGGTTATCGTACAGTCCATTCTGAAACACCTTTGCTGCAGGGAGAGAATTGAAGCGTCTCATCCATTCGATCCCCCACATCGTATCAGTAGGGATCACAACAGCATGAGTAGTGCCATCTGGAAAGAGAGCACAATAGCCACTGCAATCGATAGTTCTAAGTTCCTTAAGCGCTTCGGGGTACTCTGGCGTTTCAATGTCACAAGCAATAAGAATAGCCAGCTTAAAAGACTCAAACAGATTATGGATGTTGTCATGGTTTGCTACTTCCCACGTGAAGTCTGTTTGAGTGAACCACTTTTCTGGGTGAGTAATTTTCGAAATGAACCGCTTATAGATGAAAGGCGCTTCAGGAACAGTGCGAAGATGTTCCAGAGGATTAAGAAATAGTACATCAAGATCACGCTCACGGCCAAACTTAAAGCCAGCGACAGATATAAAACTGCCGTGATAATCGTTGAGACTGAGTTTCTTCTCACTGCCGTTTTTGTTGTAGGACTGTTTGAAGTCTGGAAGACTCTTCAGAATGGCAGTCATCAAGAGTTGATCGGTGCAGATTATTGCATCCAGATCGACCGCTTTAACTTTGGCTGCAAATGCAGAAAAGAATTCTAACCCATCTTCTGAAAGAGAATACTTACACGAATGGCCGGGACCAACCATTTCCACGAGCTTCTGCAAATATGGGCGATCACGCTGGCCACCTAGATGAGGATTTTCAATTCCAAAGAATCCAATTTTCATAGCACGAGCTTTAGTTGTTGGAGCACTAACCAAAAAGCCCGCCAGTCGAAACCAGCAGGCTCAATCGTCAGGACTCGTTATCCTTCAACGATTAATGGTTACAGAACAATCACATCCTTCAGGTTCATGTTGTATTGATCTTCGTTCTTCTTGTTCACCTTGCGAATCACCGTGGCAGCGATGGAAACCTGCTTCACTTCCTTGATCAACTCACCGATGTTGGTGGTGTTGAACCGTTCAGCGAAAGGCTTCAGACGTTCCTTCAGCGTGCCAATACCGAAAGTATTCTTGGTACCGTCCTTCTTGGTGAGGTGGAAAAACTCAGAGAAGGCTTGACCTGGCTTCACATCATCAGCTTCTTCCTTATCTTTCAGTTCATTGACTGCATCGACAACATAGTCAGCTGCAATGACTTCCTTCTTCTTGTCGCCTTCACCGATTTCCTTGACACCGAACGTCACCGTCAGATTATAGTGGCCCGAGGGAGGGACACCAACTGGCGGAAGATCATCCAGATCATCCATCGATGCATTCAGCAGATCATCAACACTGTCAAACAGAGCGTCACTCATGGTATTCACTTTCAATCAGTTCAGGTTAAAACAAACAAAACAAATTGGCCTGATGGGTTCAGTTATCAGAGTTGGCCAGACTCAGATTCTTTACGGATGTAAGTTGCAAGTCCTGCACCATTTACTGGATTGGCTGCATCAGAAAGTTTATTCAAACTCCCTTCTTGAATATCTCCCATGCAGGCTGCGTACCCTGCGATGTCCACAACAGAATCACGATGCATTGCATTGTTTCCCAGACGCGCAACCTTGATCAACATGTTCATTACTGCAACGTCGCCAGCAGTGATCACGGCGGCCTGAGGGCGGCGTACACGAAGATAGTCATTCCACAGATTTGCAATGTGCTGGAAATTGTCTTCAGGATTTCCGTAATTTGCATTGCGATCATGGTGGGTGATCTTCATTGCCTCATTCAGAATCCTTGCACGAGGGGTGGCAGCAGTTTGCTGATTTTGCTGTGCCATTTGTGTCATTACTGCCTGCGCACGATTGATTTGGTTTTCAATGTCCATGTGTGTTCGCTTTCCTACTAGATAAACGGGTTGACTTTCAAGTGCGTCATACTTCCTTCGCATCGGATGGTTTTTATTTTCCCTCTCTCGTTTCTTCTCCAACGCATCATTGTATCGTTTTTGTTCGCACCTGCAATAGTCACTGCTACAAGATAAACTGTTACAGTATCCATTGCCAGGGCCCATAGGTTCCTCCTGAAAGAACTGCTAGATTAAGGAGTGCTACCTTTTCCCTTGAACAGATTGGCAAGCCCAAGATTTTGGTCGCTCTCCAATGCTACACCACTTCTGCCGCCTGTCAAGTGGGTGTTATTCCAGAGTGTGCTGCTATAAGCTTTGTGTTGCTTATTCATCCTTTGCATGTACACAACCTCGTCGAAATACTTTGGCATTGTGCGACTGAAGTTGCGTGTGCCGCCAACGGGAACGATCTTCTCTTTCTTCTCATCCTTCTCCACATCCACGTCGTGAGAAATCACAACAATGTTGATGTTCGCTACTTGAATCTTGGTGAGTACTTCATCGAGATAACTCCCCTGCAAACGCCAGTCATCCCAAGAAGGCTTGTACTCATCGTCTTTTTTGTATTCTTTTGCGATGACCTTGTTCAGTGCAGAATTTGAAACCTGAGTCCAGGAATCAATGACAAGAATGTCCTTGTCACCAAACGTGGCAAGATCAATCTCATCGCTCCACTTGTTTCCTACTTGTTTTGCACAGGCAGGGCAACGATCTATTCCATGCACATAACAATACTTACGAGCACCGCCACGAAAAAGTTTCCTCAAGGCGTCGAGAGCAATAGGAAGCTCCTTGTGGTCTGGGATGTTATAAACATGCACGTTCTTTCTGAATTCCGGCTTGAGCATTTCAGGATTCATCAGGGTTTTAATTCCGTTTTCCAGATCAAACCAGTGAAGCTGAAATCCTTCTTCTGCAAGTTTGCCGACTGTTGCAGTCTTTCCAGATTTTGGTTCCCCGTACACTAGAACCTTAGTTCGTTTTACTTCATCATACTCGTCGAGATTCATGTCAGTCCTCAAAGAAGCTTTTGATCACTGCACCTGCAAATTTAATTGCGATGTAGCAGCAGGTTCCAGCAACCATTACTACCACAATGTTACCTGTGACACTAAGTTCACGAGCGCATTCCATTACAACTCTCCTAGTTCAGCGTGCGGCCGAAGGAAACGTTAGGCGGAAGCGGCGACTCTCCTACTTCTACCCCCTTCACGTGTTCGAAGTACTTTGTGGACGCAGTAAGTTCAAGAGACTTTGCCTGATACATTGCGGCCCACTCTTCTTCTGTGACAAGTTTTGTCAGTATGAAATATGCAACCTGCACATTCTCAGGATTTAATTGGCAACCAAAACTAACCGCTACTTCTTTCAGTTGGAAATCATCACTGCATACAGATGCCACGAATGCTTTCACCCATGAACTGTCTTCACTATCCCACTCCGCTTTCACCTTGCTGTTGATGATGCGAGAAGAGAAAACGATTGCACCAAACCCCAGCACTCCCCAATGGGGGCCTGGAGAAATCGCATCAAAAAACTTTACTGCTTCCACATCTGCACAGAGACATTGAAACCCTGCAAAATTCACCTGCAGTGCAGGCTCATGTTCGAATGTTTCAGGATCGCTCATCAAATCATAGTTGAAGAAAAATCCCTGTTGAGGAAACCCAGGGCTGTTCCCATCGAACTGCAAACTTCTTTTTCGAAGGTCGTGCAGCTCTGCAAGTTTAAGGTGGCTCATGAAATCTCACATTTCTTCAAGGTCAGAATTGTCATTGATGGATGGGGACACTGAGTGCTTCAGTCGATTCTTAATGTCTGTCAGAGTGAATGCATAATCGATTGCCTCGATATTTTCCAAGTCTTCCAGACTATTCAACACCTTCAAATCCTTAAACTGCTTCTGGAAGATCTTATCCTGATTCATCCCACAGGATTCGAAGTGTTCGCATCGCCGACCAAACTGAATGCAACTTCCACCATTCTTTGGGAAGAGATTGTGGTCAGCGTAAGTTTCAATTTGATCGTGTAGAAAGAATTGTCCCTGCAACCACTCAGCTTTTTGCAATGCAGACTTGGTGAACTCAAACTGCAGCCATCTTTCTTCTGTGCTACTGTAGATGGTATACATCACATCATACTCTGCAGCACCGAGCTGATCCACAACAAGTGCATAACTCAAAGCCTGGTCAGAGTTTGCATACATCGCAGGATCAACAGCAGAGTAGACAGTGGTCTTGTTTTCTTTTACTTTCAATCGTCCTGTTTCTTTGTGCCGTAGGAGCTCATCCACGTGTCCAACATAGAAATGGCCGTCTTCGAAATCTACTGCGATGGTCGCTTCAGACTTGAGAACCTCATACTCGCACAAATCCGTTTCTTCCTCACGCCAGACTTCGTAGACTTTGATTGCCCACAACGCATGGAAAAAGGTTTTGCCACTTGGCGGGCGATTCGGTTTCTTAACGGGTTCTGCAAGCAGATCAATGTTCCAGGCGAGAAAGGCTGCCCATAGAGCTGCGCGAACATCTCCCGTTTCATCAAATACTGCCACTCCTGCACCAACTGCGTGGCCAAATGCAAAGTCGCAATTGCCTTCTCGGATGTCATCCTCTCCACGATTATCTGCTCCAAGTTTTGCAAGTTGGAATTTACGAGGGCAAGCATGGAGAACCTGCTGCATTGAGTAGCTTGTTACATTTTGAAAGGCAACAAGATCACGATAATTGTCCTTCTTGACTGCAGTGGAAGTCTTTGCACTTACGTCTGATGAGAGTAGCTCTTGCAGCAGATCAGAATTTGAAATTGAATCCATGATACATTCTTAGCCCTGAAATTATTTGGTACTGATCCTGTGGGGTGTGGCGTCTCATCAATCTAACTAATGCATAGGCGTGGAAATAAGCTTCTTTTTCTTTTGGCCACGTGTCTAAGCAGCCACGAACAAAACCACAATCTACAAGTTCATATTGCGGATCATTGAACCAGTGATTAAAGATTGGGCAATCCCACAAAGGTGGGATGAATGCACTCCACTTGTTACCGCCACCGGTCCTTACGTAATAAGCAATCATTGCAACTGCGTGATTAACTCTTACACGCCTAGTATCAATACGAGCAATCGAGGCAGATTCTTCAACCGCTTCCATGATTAAAGATCATCCACTGAAGGCTTGGCTCTTGTGGACTTTGCCTTCTTTGCCGGCTCACTGACAATATTAGTCAGCATGATTTTCTGCGCTGCATCCAAGAGAGTTGCAATCTCACTGTCTTCCAAGAGGTGCACAGTCTCAGGATAGTTAATGAGGAGGCGATGACTCTCCCGAAGATGGTTTCTCATTTCAGGATCTTTTGCAAGAAGTGCAGACTCAAGAGAAGTCAATGCAGTTTGCAATTTCTGCATCGTGTCTTGAGAGATTGTTCCTGCAAGTGCAGGCTTCTGTTCAGTTGTCAGCATTGTCATTTTCCTCAGTCTCTTTCATGTCCTTAGCCACCTCAACAGGTTTAGGTTTGCAGTGGTCTTTGATGTAAGCAAGGAATGCAGCAGCCAATACATTCTCACAGAGAATTGCGCTGTTCTGGATTGCGGCCTTGCTGATTGCACTCTTTGCGGTCTGCTCACCGTGTTCAGTCAGCATCTCTTTCAGATACCTTACTTCAAAATCACTGAGTTGATGCGCTTTGGTATGGCGTTTTCCATCAAACCCAAATGAAACATAAATCAGCCCTTCTTTGGGAATGAGTTTTCCATTAGGGGCAACCTTGGCTGTTTTAACGTTCTGTTTTTTCTTGTTCACCTTGCCGCCTTCAGTGTTAAATTCTTGTGTCATAAAGCAATTCAAACCTTATCTTTACGAGTTTACGAGTGGTGCTGAGGAGTTCCTTGTGGATTACAAGTTTACTCCAGGGGATTAATCCTACAGAACTGCGGTGCGCATTCTCTGCACACTTTGTTCGCTTCACTCCTTGAATCAATGTCGATGCATAATCCTCACTGACTGTTACTTCAGCGTAGAGTTCGGCTTTAATTGTGTCCCACACTTCCTGATATTTATAAGCCACTTATGCACCTAATTGTTTAAAGAGTTATAGTTCTTCTAAAGTTCTTCTACCTGAAAGCGGACAGCATTTGGAACATTCCTTCTGTCTGCCTCTTCCGCTAACTGAAACTTCCCTCTCACAAACTCCTTGTCGAACGAGCACTGAATGAAACGATCTTGATAGGGATTGTCCGCTCCAAGTGATTCGTAGAGTTTCTTATGGTTTTTGAATTTCCGCAGCAGGTTTACCCGACAAGAGTCATAATCCTTTTTCGTCGTGAAAGAGAGAAAGACTACCTCTTCAGCGAGAATCTTGTTGAATACATTTTGGAGGTTGGAAATTGACACAAGGCAAGCTCCAAAGGAATCAAAGAAAAAGCAGCTAAGGATATTCTCCAAAGCTGCCTGTTATAAATTGGAGAGAGGGGTAATCTGCCGTCTGTCAGGGAGGAGAAACCAGACTAAGTTTTTAGCAGCTACCGCATCCAACCGCATGGCTAGTACAGAAAAATGCGACTCCGTGACTGCAAGGATTACTGGTCCTACAGACTACCGCTCTCACAAAACTACTCTGTACGTTTGCAACTATGATGTTGCTGGGTATCACTCTACAGATAAGTACTAGGCTAATGCACTAGATTTTGCCACGTAGTTGTGTGAAAGCGTTGGGCAGTTTCTCTTCATACCCAGGAAGTTTTTCCGGTGAACACGTTGCAACCAAAGAATAGCGTTAACCTCGATTGCAGCCCCGGAATTCTCATTGCCCAGCCTTATGGCTTACAGGGCAGACACATCAAACTTCTCGTCCTCCTTCGCCCACTTATCAAACTTGCTGCGAATGCGTTGAGCGCATTCACCAGTATCTTCAACAGCATTCGAGCTGGAGAGATAAACATCCAACTGCTCAACCAGCACCGTGAGCACATCCTTCGCTTGCTTGACGCGAGTGGGCTTCTTGAAGTGCTCG